GGTTAGAAAATGAAAAATTACGTTAAAGTGTTTCGCGGTCATGATGTGCCATATGGTGCAACAAAATATCAAGAAGATACTGAAAGGTTTCATGAATCTTTTTGGGATAATGATGGCAATGTGTGGGTTATTGGAATTCGGGAGAAGTGGATTAAGGAAGCCTTTTCGATACCAGAGAGTCTAGTCCCGCTACCAGAAGAGCCAAGCTTAGATATTAAGTGGGAAGATGCGCCAACAGATACTGCTGTTTGGATTGTTGATAACAGAAGCGATCCTAAAGTAAGTGACTGGTATGAGGAGGTTGGGGCTAGAGGCACTACTTACGCAAAAATATCAGGAGCTCATACATACTTAACAACTAAAGATTCTGAAAGCATCACTATACATCACCGCCCAGAACAGCCTATGCCACCTAAAGCTGAGTGGATGCCTGAGGTCGGTGAGGAGTGTGTTGTTAGCTATCCATACGAAGATGGGAATTTTAAATGCTTTGACGGGGAAAAGGTTTTAATAATCTCATGCGGTCGATGCGAAATGACATCTGAATACGTTTACACTGGGCACAATGCAAAACATGGATATGTGGCATTATCAGCAAAAGGGTATCGACCACTAAAAACATCAGAGGAAAAGAAGCGTGAGTATAATTACGGCGAGATATTAAAAATACTTAACCTGATCCACTCTTCTGATTTCTGCCCTGTTGAAGCTGCTAGTGTTCTTGCTCATGAGGGATTCACAGCGCCGGAAGGTGAGTTATGAATTATAGTTTTATTATAGCTGGGTTCCTCGCAGGGCTGGCTTCAGCGGCAATGAGTGATTATCGGTTTTCAAATGAACTGAAAGCCAATACGGTTAGCGGCTACCACTGCCAGCCGATAGTAAAAGTAAAAACACTAGAAGAAGCTAAAGCAATAATTGAAGCGCATCAAAAGCGCATAGGGAGTAAGTAATGGATTTAACAGATTTAAAGAACTGGCCAGATGGGGCTGAAGTATATACTGATGGGTCTTTTAAAAAATGGATTGATGCGAAAGAATTCATACTTAGTAATGGAGAATGGTTTGAAGCTACTGAAAGCTGGGATATCGTTATGTATGAATCTGCCGGCTGTAAAGTAACAATGCGCCCACAAGATCCTGACAAATGGAAAGAAGGCGAAGAAAGAATGAATGTAGTGCAGCAAAATGGTAATGATGGCGAACATTATGAAGAGCTAGAAGCCAATAAAAATAAATATCAGAGAGAAGTTAAGGAAGGTGTTTTTGTTGATGTGTACGATGTGCTGAAGGCGTTTAATGTTGTTAATCCTGCAATGTCTCACGCTATTAAGAAGATGCTAGCGCCAGGTCAGCGAGGCGCTAAAGATGTGATTCAAGATATGAAAGAGGCTATCCAATCAATTGAGCGAGCCATAGAGCTGGAGAAGTAAAGTAATTTGCACTAATAAGCCCTCATGTTAACATGTACAAAACAACGAGGGCTATTTATGTCAGCATTACTATTAATAATTAAGAATTCACTTGGTGCTCTAGCGCTTTATTTTGTTAAGCGTTATGCCGCAGAGCTAATCTATGACGGCGCTGTTGATATGCTTTCAAAGCTAGCACACAAGACCGAAACTAAGATTGATGACGATGCTGTTGATAAACTTCGTCAAGATAGAGAAGAAGCACTTAAAATCATTAAAGGGTTCATGTAATGGCTACTAAACCGGTACGCGGTCAACGAGCAGTAAAGAACAAATCAAAGAAAACCAAAACAGTGGCAATGTCAGGCGGTAACGGCAAGAAGAAAAAGAATGCTTAGTGCCGGATTGTTAACTATAGCTCTATTGGTAAATCTATTTTACCGAGAGGGCTACAGGGTTCTAATTTGCTTTATCGCCATTCTAATTACTATTGGTCACACTGTATTCTTCGATGCGTCAACATCGTTTGAGTATTACGGAACTGTGTCCATTGCTTGCTTGCTGACTATTCTGGCTGTATCGCTATTTGCTAGCTCGCCTCTAGGGACTGATATTCAGCTGATTAGTCTTGCTGGTATATTCATTAACATGTTTGGTTATTACCAATATTGGGCAGGTTTTGAGCCAGCACTTTATAATGATATGATGATAGTCTTAATTACAGCCGAGTTTATTAGACTGATGATGAGGACGAATCGTGACGGCATTCACAGAGAGCTTGAGTCTAATGGCAATAGCGGTCGTTTTCATTTTCATGCTAATAGCGGCAACAATGTTAATAGTGGCAGACATTAATGAGCGAAAGCATAAAGCAAGGGGTAGTAAGCTCGATAGTAGAGCCAATAATAACAAACCCTAAGGTACAAATGAGTATAGCAACTGGAACTACGGCAGCCGGAATAGACATGGCGACAATTCAGTACTTACAGCCAGTCATTGCTATTGTTGCTGCAACACTTGGATTAATATTAACTACGGTTCTAATTGTTAGGAATGTTTTTCTGATGGTTGATGAGTTTAGGGATAGAAAGCGAAAAGCAAAAAAGGACAATGAAGATACTTTGTAAAATAAAGGTCGACGCTCTTAGATCTGCGAAAAATTAGGATTAAAGTGGCCTAAATCGGAGTTGTAGCTGTATAAATAACCACTTGTGAAGATGCAAGGTAACGACTAATATCAACACATGGCTAGGGTATGCAACCCGAAAAGACGTTCTCTCACGCGTCCTGCCATTCTAATCACTGTGAGCATTACTTGAGAGGTAATTGGGATGATAATCTATACCGTAGTTGGCGTAGTTGATTGTGAAGGAATTCAAGGGTTTATATTTTCATTTAAAGAAAGATCAAAAGCGGAAGCGTTTAAATTATTTTGTGAGCATTACAATTCATTAGAAAAAGAAAGTCGAGCGGCTGGCATGTACGAGGAATGGAGGGCAGCTCATCCAGCTAAAGACATTTACCCATATTTTGATATTGTTGAGAGTGAGTTGGTCGCAGAGTGAGCAACTATTTAAAGCCAGTGTTAAATACTGGCTTTTTTGTGTTAGTATTAAATCAAATAAGGCGGAGATAAGGCGATACCTTGGCTAAGACTAAAACGACATTAAAGAAGGGTGACAACCTACCAGGGCGCGGGATGAGCAACAAAAACCGCGTACTTGAGGGGATACTAGCATCAAGTCGAGCTGGGCTTCCCAGTAACGCTACAAGAGATCAGGCCGAGATAGCTTATTTTAAGCATATTGCTGATAGGGCGTTCGATTCTGAAGATAAGGACTCAGGTACTTTGCTTAAGTTTTTAGGCGACAAGGCATACTCAAGCATGAAGCCTACTCTTGGCTGTGTTGAGTTTGAATTTCCTTCTACTGGCACCCCAACTGACAAGGCTCTCGCTATCGTCAACGCCATGGCCACGGCTAAATTACCGCCTGACATTGGTCAATTGATGATTGGTATTATTAAAGATTCTGTGGTTATTGAAGAAGGAACAGACTTAAAAGAGAGAATAGAGAGTATCGAGAAATCACTAAATGTCTAGCATGCTGAGTAAGCGATTAGATAAGATTGAGCCATTGGTAAATGCTGCTAGTGGTTCGCTTGAGCCTACGGTCTTTGGTGTGATCGATAGAGTCGATAATGTAGATGGTAATCTGGTGCCTAATATCATACGAAGATGGAAAGGCACGATTGGCAATATGGAAGCCACTGACGATGAGCCAACTGTCTTGCTGGTCGCAAAGCTTGAACCGTTAATACTCCAGTACAAAAAGTACAAGTGCTTGTATGGTGGTCGCGGTGGTATGAAAACCATGTTCGCCCAAAATGTTTTTGTGTCAGAGGTTCATAGTGGTGGCATTAAGAACTTTGTTCTTCGTGAGCGCATGAAAGCCCTTAAGGATTCGATATTCTCAGGCATTGAAACGACCATTAAAAAGTCTGGACTGGGTGGCTTTCTGTCGGTGCCTTCTAAGTGGGAAATAAGAAACTCAAACGGCGGAAAGTTCGTCTTTGGTGGTATGCAGAACATTATCGATATGAAAGGGGTTGCAGATTTTAAACGCTTCTTAATGGAGGAATCGGAAAAGACAAGCCAAAAAACAATCGATACACTAGGTCCAACACTTCGAGATATTACCGGTGCGAGCTTTGGTATCTTTGGAACACTGGCAGCTCTCAAGACCCAATGAGTACGGAATTTATCATTCCTTATCAAGCTGATATTGATAGAGATGGATACTATGAGGATAAGTATCATTATATTGTTAAGCTCACTTATAAAGACAACCCATGGTTCGAGCATGACGAATCATTGCAGCAAGAGTTAGAGAAGGATCAGCAGAAGGTTAAGCGTGGCATAATGACTCAAGCCCGATTTAATGGTATTTGGAACGGTGAATTCAATGATGATGTGGCGAACTCAGTGATTAAAGAAGATTGGTTTACTGCGTGTATTGATGCACACAAGAAGCTAGGCATTCAGCAAAGAGGCGCTGTTATTGCTGCGTGTGACCCATCCGACACTGGTAATGATCCTTGCGGTTATATGGCTAGGCAAGGCATTGTTGTATTCTCAGTTGATGAAATACAGGCAGAGAACGGCAATCGTAAGATGGATGAGGCTTGCAAGCGCGCCATCTTAGATGGTTGTGATTCGTTTGGTTATGATGCGGATGGATTGGGGGCAACCCTTAGAGACAATGTGGATAAGGCGTTTAATGGTAAAGCGGTTAATATTTACGCCTACAAAGGCTCATCTTCAATTAATGATCCTGAAGCAGAGTTCAAGAGCGAGACAGCCGGACTAACTACTCGTAGCAAGAATCTAAAAAACAAAGATGTTTTATTCAATAAGAAGGCACAAAACACCTTGTCTTATAGTGAGCGAATCTTTCGGACTTGGGAGGCGGTTGTTGAGGGCAAGTATCACGACCCTGATACATTGATTAGCTTCGCCACTTATGACGAAGACACAAAGACTGGTATCAAGCCACAAATGATGGAGAAGCTTAAAGCTGAGTCGTCTAAGGTTCCGATCAAAGAAGGTGATACCGTACGATTCTATACTAAGCCAGAACTTAGGAAAGGCGTACAGATGCCCGACGGCAGTAGGCTTAAGATACCGTCGCCTAACCTATTCGACGCTTGTGTGTTATCATTCGATAAAGCAAGCATTATTAATAATAACGATGACTGGGGCGAATTAAACTACGCCCCACGGAGCATAGTATAAATGGCAAAGATGACGAATGACGAGCTGCTGGCTTATCGAAACGCAGCGGAGGCTAACAGTATTCACGCCTCGGATGAGCTTAATACGGCTAATCGTCGAGCTTATGATTACTATTGCGGAAACCCATTAGGGAATGAGGTAGATGGTGAATCGCAGGTAATAAGTACAGACGTATTCGACTTAGTTGAGGCTGACATGCCTTCGCTTGTCCGTGTATTCCTTGGCGCCAATGACATTATGCAGTTTACGCCGGTAATGGATACTGAGCTTGAGCGACAAGCGGCTGATGAAAAGACCAAGTACATTAATTACCTAATCCGTAACCAATCGACATCTTATAAGACAATATTCGACTGGCTGAAAGGCGCTGAGATTTATAAATACAGCGCGGTTAATTATGGTTATGAAGAAGAAGATACGGTTAAGGTAGTAGAGTATGAAGGCTTAACAGAAGATGAGCTGGCAGAAGTAATTATCGAATTACAGCTGCTTGAGCAAGATGGCGCAGAAGTAGATTTTGAAGAAGTTAAACGCCCGCAAAAGGACAAATTCAAAGACCTTAAGGCAACCATTAAGCGCACAGTAGGTCGTTACTTTAATCGATACATTGACCCTGAAAACTTTGTGATTAGTTCAGGCGCTATCAGTGAAGATGATGCCGAGATTATTGGGCATGATGAGGTAGTAACTAAATCTGACCTAGTGGCAATGGGATACTCTGTTGACATTGTTAAGGATTTACAAGGCGTAGGCAATGCAAGCAATACCGACAAACAGAGTCGATTGCGTGAACAGGGCGGCGCAAAAGAAGGGAATGGCCTTGATTGGACTGGCGAGCTAGTAAAGCTTGAAACTCGCTATGTAAAAGTAGACAAAGATGGCGACGGTATTGCTGAACGCGTCCGCATGATTACCGTTGGTGAGGAATTGCTAGAATGCGAGCCATACGAAATAGCACCTTATTCAGTGTTGTGCTCGAATATGATGCCAGGGCAATTGATTGGTAAATCTCGCGCTGATGCCGTAATGGAAACTCAGGAAATTAAAACCACACTACTTCGCCAACCCGATCGTGACTGGGAAAC